ATATCAGAGGAGGAGTGGGAAGCGTTATTTGATGAGCCGCCTCATCTGTTCAAACTGTATGCCTCCATCCGCAGGGTGATGGATTACCGCACTGGCATTGCCGGTCAGAGACGCCGGATCTCTGAGCCGATGTTGCATGAGGTGTTGGTAGAGGGGCACGTCCAGGGGCGCAACAATAGAAAGCGCTGGCCAACCAGGGAGACGGTGCGTTCTGCAGTTCGTCGCCTGGAGAAGTTGGGGTTGCTATCACGCAGGGAGAACCTTGTTTTTTACCTGCCAAAAGCGGATACGCGGGCAACCGTCTCGGAAGTGAACAACCAAAGAGCAACCATTGAAAGTTTCAGAAAATCAGATGCTTACAGGCAAAGAGAGCGGAAGAACAACCAACCTCTGGGTCTGGTATCTATACATACTACATACAGTAATTCTAACAATAGGGGCGGTAAGAAAGCTCCAGCAGAGAGGACGGCAGATGCAGGACAAGAATATCTCGAACGCAAATACGGCAACATCATCCAGGGGGAATTTGGAGAGTGAGGCAATGGATCGAATGATGGTCAAACTCTGGGAGAGGCTGGCAGAGATGTACGGCCCTCGATGGGTGAGCAGTTATGGCGAGCCAGGGGGCAAGGCGTTCCAGACCTGGAGCCGTGCCCTCAAGGATGCGTCACCATACAACATCAAACGTGGTCTCCACCGCTGTCTGCGCAGGGATGAGCAGGGGTGGCCACCAACCTTGCCAGAGTTTTTGGGGATGTGTGAGGCACACACTCATCCGTCGCACCGTGTCGCATTAACGCATGAACCAACGTATGCAGCGCCGGAGGTAGCCGAGGCAGCCATGAAAAGAATCAGGCAGATGCTCGAGGGCACAGGTGTGGTCTGCCATTCAGGAGGAGATGCCAGAGCTGGCAGAGTTCATGGTGGCCATGCGTGAGTTCGGTACGCCGGTGCGCCTGGTTGAGTTGATAATCAAAGGGGAGAGGTTGAGATGATAGATATTAGCGTCAAGGACAACATCAAGGAGGTGGAGCGACAGCTATCCAGACTGCAGCGCAAGCAACTACCATTCGCCACATCGATGGCACTGAATAACACAGCGTTCCAGGCACAGCGGGCACTGAAGAAACAGGCGCCCATGAAGATGGACAGACCAACGAAGTTCACGGTCAATGCGTTTCAGGTTAAGAAGTCGAGCAAACGCAATCTGGTGGCCACGGTGTTCGTCAATGAGAACAGGGCAGACTATCTCAAGTATCAGATCCACGGTGGCACACGGGTCGGCAAGGGTAAGGGCACAGGTGTACCGACCAGGCACAAGAAGCTGAACGCATACGGCAACATACCAGGCAGACGATCCGGTCTGGTCAAGGGCAAGAAACAGTTTATCGCTACCATCAAGGGCACGCCTGGTGTGTGGCAACGCTACGGTCGGGGAGGTAGAGCAGTCAAGTTGATGGTGGGATTCGAGAAGCAGGTAACGTACCGTCCGCGCTTCCCGTTCTACAAAATCATCGGCGGGTTAGTACGTAACCGCTTCAAGAAGAACATGGAGGCAGCCATTGTCCGTGCGCTACAGACCAGCCGTTAAGGTACTTCCTAGCCTATCCCATGCGGGTAATTCAAGGGCGCAGTATTTTGTTAGTGCCAGAACCTCTATAAAGGGTTGTTTCTATTGACATGACTACACTACACCAACCCAAACAGGTATTGAATCTGGCACGTTTACTGGCCGATAAAGTGATGGAGATAGCGGCCACAGACGTCTCCTGTTATCAGATTGATGATGCCGTTGCGATCGCTCACCTATTGATGCGTGAGGTTGAGTATCGGGAGGTTGATATCAATGGATGAGCGGTTGATTGATCTGAACGAAAAGGCAAAGCAACGGATCTTTGCGGATCTGGTGGGGGTTGCGCCACAGGCAATCTCGTCTCTGGTGCAGGGGTCGATCCTGACCAGGGAGCAGACGATTGGGGAGTGGCTTCTGGAATATACCAAACATCTGCGCAAAAGGGCGGCAGGCCATGTGTCGGAGGAGGGTCTCGATCTTGTCCAGGAGCGGGCGGCACTGGCTCGAGAGCAGCGGGAATCTGCGGCGCTGAAAAATGCCGAGATGCGTGGCGAGCTGGTGCGTGCCGAGGAGATATATCGGGAGTTGTACACGTTGACCAGGACGGCGCGCAACGGCCTGTTGACCATTGCTGACCGGATATCGGTAGAGGTTGCTGCAGAGAGTGACCACCACACCGTCCACGAGATGATTGAAAACGAGGTGGAGACGGTGATGGCGGAGATGCTGGAAAACGTGGACGAGCTGGAGCCGGATATTGAGCCGGAGGAAGTAGAGGACGATGCAGCTGGTTGATGGCACCGCCCTGGTCAGACGTGCCCTGGTTGCAGGGTTCAAACCGGATCCGCGCGAGCCAATGAGCAAATGGGCGGATCAATACCGGATGCTCAACCAGACCTATGCTGCTGAACCTGGACGATGGCGCACCGAGCGCACGCCCTATCTGCGAGAGATCATGGATGCCTTTTCACCATCGAGCCGGTGCGAGTTCGTGACGATTATGAAGGGGGCGCAGTTGGGGTTTACCGAGGCGCTAACCAATATGATCGGCTACATCATCCACCGCGCACCAGGGCCAGCAATGATGGTGCAGCCAACCCAAAACCTCGCCAAACGATACTCCAAACAACGTCTGGCCACCATGATTCAGGACATGCCGGTACTCTCTGGCCTGGTGGCCGATCCACGGGCGCGGGATTCCGGCAATACCACACTGGCAAAGGCGTTTGATGGTGGGGTGCTATTTATCGCCGGTGCCAATAGTGCGGCGGATCTGCGCTCGGTGCCGGTTCGTTATCTGCTGCTGGATGAGGTCGATGCCTATCCATACGATGTTGATGATGAGGGGGATCCAATCGAGCTGGCTGTCAACCGAACCAAAACATTCGCCAGACGCAAGATCCTGATTGGGTCCACGCCAACGGTAAAGGATGTGTCGAGGGTTGAGCGGGAATATATCAAGGGGGATCAGCGCCGTTATCAGGTGCCGTGTCCGCACTGCGAGACTATGCAGGAGTTGAAATGGGAACACGTAAAATGGGAGAAGGACGAGAACAAACAGCACCGGCCAGAGACAGCGATCTATGCCTGTCCGCACTGCGGGGGGGTGATCGAGGAGTACCAAAAACGGGAGATGCTGCAGCGGGGGGAGTGGGTGGCGACTGCGCCGGAGAACAACTACCGCGACTCCCGAAGGAGTTACCATATCTCGTCGCTCTACTCTCCCTGGGAATCGTGGGCGAACCTTGTGCAGAAATGGATTGATGCACAACAGGATCCGCACCTGCTCAAGACCTTCCTCAACACCGCGCTTGGTGAATGTTGGGATGAGGAGGCCAACAGGGTGGATATGCACGATCTACAACGGCGCGCAGAGGATTACCCGCTGCGCACCATCCCGATGGGTGGCCTGATGGTGACTGCAGGGGTGGATGTACAGGATAACCGCCTCGAGGCGACATTGTGGGCGTGGGGTCGGGGTGAGGAGGCGTGGGCGATTGATTACCAGGTATTCTTTGGCGATCCCGCCTCACCAGCACTATGGGAGGAGCTTGACCAGTATCTATTGCGTGATCTGGAACATGAGAGCGGCTCGGTGGTGCAGTTGCGTGGGGCTGCAGTCGATACCGGTGGCCACCATACCCAGCAGGTCTATGACTTCTGCAGGGTGCGCAAACATCGTCACATTATCGCCATCAAGGGGCAATCTACCCGCAACAAACCGGTGGTTGGACGGCCAACCAATCAGGATATCACCACCAGGGGCAAGACTATACGCGGCGGGGTGCAGCTCTGGCCGGTCGGTTCCGATACTGCCAAACAGGTGATCTATGGCCGTTTTGGGATTGATGAGGGGGCGGGGCGGATGCACTACAGCGCAGAGCTGCCGGATGAGTTCTATGCACAGCTAACCGCCGAGAAGTTGGTCACCAGGTATCACAAAGGCCATCCACGTACCGAATGGGTCAAACCATCACATCGGCGCAATGAGGTATTGGACTGCACCGTTTATGCGCTGGCTGCAGCCTACCATTTGGGGATCAACAAATTCCGCGAGCGGGATTGGGCGGCACTGGAGAATCTGGTGCAACCGGTCAATGGTGATCTGTTTGCAGAGCCAAAAGAGGAGAGGGAACGCCCAGGGGGGGTAGTGGTGAAAAAGGGAGCAAAAGCGGACAGCGTGTCCGCCCGCCCAATGGTACCAATGAGACGACCGCGCGCTGGTGGATTTGTGGGGGCGTGGCAATAGGTGGGAGTGCTGGAGGAGATCACAGCCTGTCTACGCAGACGGCTCAAGGGGGAGATCGATACCGAGCGGCTCGATGCCCTGGTCTCGGGGATCGCCACCGATATCAGTAGTCAGATCGGGGGGCGTGAGGTCTATGTCAACAAGCGTCCACGCTCGGAGTATGCCAGGCGCAATGCCGAGATCCGTGGCGAGTTTAACGGGCGCAACCATGATGAGTTGGCACGTCGCCACGGGGTATCGAGGAGGCAAATATACCGCTTGTTAAAGTTGTGACATCTTTGGGGTATTTATGTCACAAAACATGGTTAACCATAGAGGTATGGCCAACCAATTCGACTCGACAGAATATCCCGAAACCGAGCCAACCAGCATGGTTGCAGGGGATCGGGCAGCATGGAAACGCACCGACCTGGGTAGTGATTACGCACCGGCTTCCTACTCTTTGACATACAAGGCCCGACTCGAGAGCAGCGGGTCAACAGTTATATCTATCACGGCAAGCGAGAGCGGCGATGATTACATAATCGAGGTTGGTGCCTCTACAACCGCTGCATACACAGCGGGGGTCTACCACTGGCAGGCCTACATTACCCGCAGCAGTGACAGCGAGCGCATCACTATTGATTCTGGCACCTTCGAGGTGTTGGCCAATAGATCAAGCGCCACTACCGATCCACGTACTCACGCCAAAAAGGTGTTGGAGGCAATCGAGGCGGTAATCGAGGGGCGTGCCAGTAAGGATCAGGCAGCCTACTCAATCGGCAACCGTTCACTCTCCCGCACTCCCATCACTGAGTTATTGATTCTGCGCGACCGCTATCGTGCCGAGGTGATCCGTGAGGAGAGGGCAGAGCGGGTGGCCAACGGTCTCGGCCACAAGGGCCAAATCAAGGTGAGGTTCTAAATGCTGAAATTACTGGATCGATTCAAGACAGCACCAAAGCGCAAGGGCAAAGTGGTCTCGCTGCGCTCACCAGAAAAACGATCATTTGCAGGGGCAGAGCTGGATCGACTGACTGCCGCTTTCAAGGGCACCACACTCTCTGCCAATGAGGAGCTGATTCGGGCATTACCAACATTACGTGCAAGATCCCGCCAGTTGGCAAACGATAACGACTACGGGCGGCGCTTTCTGCAGATGGTCAAGGCCAATGTAGTGGGGCCGAATGGTATTGCGCTGCAGGCCAGACCACGGCGCACGGATGGCACTATCGATAGACCAGACGCCAACACCATCGAAAAGGCGTGGGCGGAGTGGGGCAA